CGAGGTCTTTTGCACCAGAGAAATTATGTTCAAAAACATTTAATCGTAACACACATTTAATAGGACAATTATTATATTTATAAATAAGAACTGGCTCCCTATCTCCGCAATTACTTATAGTTTGCTGCCACCAACTTTCTTTATAACTATTAGAGCCAGACTTTTGATATGCTTTACATTCAATACTCCAACCAGGTATTTCTATATCAGCACCACCAACTTGATACTGGTCCAGGTTTCTCTTGGCTTCGTAACCCAAAGAATCTTTAATGAGAGAGCAAATCTTTCTCTCAAAAGACGCACCTTTATCCCTACTATTCGCCATACTCTGCAATCTTAATCGCATAAAATAATTCTGCTGCAACCTGTGGCACAATACTATTCCCTAATGCTTTCAACTTTTTTGTCCTGTCTTTTTGGTTTTGGGTAACTCTTGGGATGTCTTTTGGTTCTTCGGAGAAATGTCCAGATAATGCTTCGGATAACCCATCAGCCATGTAACCCATTCTGCATTGAGTTGCCCTGTGTTCTGTTGTTGGTGTACTGCTCTTGGCAAACTCATCCTCTCTCTGTTCTCTTTCCAATTGCTTATGTTGCCTGAATCCTTGTAGTCTCTTGTCGTTGGAGTTGGGTACATCATCATGGTTTTCTGATCTACTTGCTCCCTCAAATTGCCTGGTCGTTTCCTGCCCTTTCTGTGTCCTTCCTGCAACTTCTTCGTTGCTTCCTCTGATCTTGGTGGCAAGTGATCCATTGTGTTCGGAGTTGCCAATAATCCAAACTCTGTCTCGTCTGTGGGGAGCATTTTTGGCACAAGCTGGAATAACAACCGATTGAACGGAGTAACCTTCGTTTTCCAAATCAGTTTGCACTTGTTCGAATAAAACCCCTTCGTTGATGTTAATAAGACCTTGCACATTTTCTCCAATGACCCATTTCGGTTTGCAATCTTGTATAATTCTAAACATTTCATCCCAGAGCCACCTATCATCTTCTGTTGCTTTTTGTAGTCCAGCTTGGCTAACTGCTTGGCAGGGAAATCCTCCTGCAACAATATCAATTCTTCCAAGTCTAGTTGCATCTATTGTCCTAACATCATCATATATCGGTACATCTTTCCAATGCTTGCGTAACACTTGTTGACAAAACTCATCCTGTTCACAAAAGGCAACAGTCTCATAGCCACCAACAAGTTTCTCTGCTGCGTAACTAAACCCACCAATTCCACTAAACAAATCAAGTAAACGCATAACCATATCATCTTCCTACCATCTTCTCCTGATGCTCTTTCATAAAGTCATTTGCCTTTACCTGACCTTGTGTTGCCATCTCTATCTTATTTAAAGACTCTGGTCTGGGAAACCTCTCACATTTTAATATCCGACAAATAGTGCTTCTCTTTAAGTCGCATAATTTAGCAAACTTATATTGAGAAATACCCTTTTGTTTTAAGTAATCTTTTAAATACATAAATTATTATTAATATATAGTTGACAATAAAGCAAGTATAATATATTTATATTTATGAAATGTTATGAAAGGGGTTTGAATGACATTACCACAATACAGAGAAAAGTTAGGCAGTTACCACGAATCAGCAAGTAATGGTAATATGCCTAAAGACCAAATGGCATTGAAGTTATATTGCCGTTCACAGCTTAAAGTTTCTTTTCCAGATGCAGCACGAATGATGTCTGGTAGAATAGTTCAATTAGGCGTAGACCACCACAAAGGTTTAATAGATTTTAGTCCAATACAACAACAACAAGAGGGTGTTGAGATAAATGAAGCAATAAGACACGCATTGACAGATTATCAACTATACAAACCTCGCACCTTTGATGACGGCAAAGACAAGGAGGAGCTAGAAACTTTCCAAGAATACATACCAGATATGATAAAGGTAGCCGTTGAGGGATTGAATGAATATTTCCAGAATGTCAACACTATTGATGGAGAGTATGGCAAAGAATACAAAGAGCCAAGAATAGATGTTCCTATATTATTATATCAGGATTATTCAGGTGGTGGTAAGCAGATAGACTTAAAATGTCATTTACCATTACGAAATCCATTAAAGAAAGATGGCACAAGAACCTGGAGAGTTCCTAAACCAAAGACAGAGCCATCAGATAATTGGGTTAAGCAACAGGCAGTTTATTGGAAAGCAACAGGACAAAAACCAGCTTTACTTTCTGTTACTGCATCAGATTATAACATCATAGATGAAACGAATTGTGAGTTATTACAAG